TAAATCCGATGCTGTCGAACTCGTCGAAAAGATAGACCGCCTTTGATTGATTGATCGCATCGAAAATAATTCGCATTTTCGACAAAGACTCACCGAGGTAGCGGTTAATCAAAGAGTCGAGACGGATTACAAAAAGAGGTAACCCCAGTTCGTTGGCAAGGGCGGAGGCAGTAAATGTTTTTCCGCATCCAGGCGGACCGGTAAACAGAAGTTTCTGGCGGGGACGAAGACCGTTTGACTTAATGCGCGAAAGATTCCGCTGCTCTTCAATTATCCGCTTGAGACGATCTGCCAGGGGCTTTTGAAGAATTAAGTCGGAAACCTTGCGATTGTCGTGGATTTCATCAAGCAACTCGGCCGCTTCGCCCTGCGGTTGCGCGAAGTGGACGATCTGTCCCGCTAATGCTGATGATTTCCGGAGTTTTGCGCGGTCAACCAATCCTCGGATCTCTTTGGCAAGTTCTTCATGGCCTTTTCGTGCCTCATTGGCAGCAACTTGCATGGCGACTGCGTAAAAGCGAGCGTCGTCACCTTCGGAGTGACTGCGGAGCAGGGATTTGATCTGGTCAGCAGTGGCCATATAGTATTGAACCAATTGATAAGATTAGGCGCAGGGAGGTGACGAACAAGGTTAAAGAAGTTCGAGTTCAGTATTCAAAATACGGAGGGCGGCGTTTAGCTCCACCTTGCGGTTGAATTGCTTCTCTCGGTTGAGCCGGACCTCCAATTGGTCCCGTTTCCGTTTCTTCGCCTCAATGACCCGGAGAGGCGGGTTTCTTCGCACGTTCGCGGAGTGCTCGCGCAGCTGCCGCACGCACGGCCTGCGGAGGCTCGAACGAGTCCTCAGTAAACTGCGTCGATTCTTCAGCGGAACTGAGCGCAGGTGGCGCGTTTTGAGCCTGAGCCAACACCAGAGGATCCTCAACTCCTGCGGCCTCGAAAATCTCCTTCCTGCGTCGGACCTCGTTTGCCGCTTGCACGAATGCCTCTTCCCAGTCTTCTCCCTTGCTCGCGTAGTACTCAGCAAACGTAGTCGCCCCGTGGCGGAGTTCTGCCAGTTCTGCGGTCGTCTCTCTGCCGATGTCGGTGGATGGCCACGGAGGAAACTGCCAGCGATGGGCTCTCCATTGTGGAGACTGTGGGATGTCACCGTTCGAGATTCCGAACGCGATGACAGCCTCGATGATTGGATCGAGAATGCGACTGGTCAGAATTGTCTGATATCGGATGCAAACGCGAGCTGCCTGTTGAGAATCGAGTCGGGCAGTGACCCCTCCGAGATTGCTTGAATCGATGAAGAATCCGTAAGGGAGACCCAAAGCATCAGCGAGATGGCGTTGGAGCGACTGGAGGAAGCCCGTGAATGTCACGCTGGGACGGTTGCTCATGAACCCAGTGACATCTTCACCCGGCTTTAGATAGTGAATCGTGCCCGGCTTGATGCGTTCGATGGATTCTCCGGTGGTCGTCTGCTCATCCCATCCCAGACCCTCGCCCGATGGAGTCCTGACAACCCCCGTCTGCTGGCTCGCCCACTTCACTGCGTCCTTCTCTCCCGCGAGGATTTCAACGATGTCTTTGCAGGTTGCGATGGCGGGTGCGAATGCAGAAACGCCACGGTAAGAGTCATGACGCTGCGGATCGAACAAGTGGAGGCATCGCTCGGCGGGAACCTCCTGCTCGTCAACGTAGGACGCTCCCATGCTGCGGCGCGTGATCTGGTACGCTACTGGTCGGCCCGACTTTGCGTCGATGCGGATGCCTCCGATGAGTTCGTCTGAGATGGTCGAGTGGTACGGGTTGCCGATGCGGTCGGCCTCGATGAGCTGGAGGCGCGGCCCGTCCTCGGTGAGGCTTTTGACGAGGAGACAGTCACCGTCCCGCACGAACGAGACGAAGGCCAGTTGCATCAAACTTAAGAAGTCAAACCGGCCTGAGAAGTCAGCACGCTTACACCAGTCGGCAAAGTAGGTTTCGTACGCGGAGTTGATTACGGGGTCGCTCGTCCTCGCTTGGTAGCGGAGTGAACCGATCGTGTATAACGTCAGCTTGCGGAGGATGCCAGAGACCAGCGGGTGGTTGTTCTCGAGGTCGCGAGCTTCCCAGATTAGTTGAACGCGGCCTCTGTTTGTCGAAGCTGACTCCGCATGGTTTGAGTAGTTCGAGGGTGTTTGGGCTCGACTCTCGGTCGGTTCAGCGCCTTCCCAGCGGAAGGCCCGAACAGCATTTCGGATGCGGCGGATGAGTTTCATCGGAAGGATGCTCGCACGCGGTTTCTCGGCGTCGAGCGTGAGCGTTCGGTGACGATCTGCGCGCACGCTGCCAGCTCTTTGGCAATCTGCAAGCGGTCGCGTTGGGAGGATGTTCCGGCTGACGACACCGAGGTGTACGGATCGGCAAACTCAGCCTTGAGCCTTGCGTATGCCTCCGCCAACTCCGAAGCGGTCATCGCTCGGAAAATCCCCTGATAGTCGATTTCGTCAGCCATCACTCTTCTCGGTCTCATCAACCGTCCCACCGAGAATCTTTGTCGCGAGTGCAGCGAGCGTCTGTAGCACCTCGCAGTCACACAAGTGCTGGTCCTTCCGAATCTGCTTCCAAACGTGGCTGACCCTGCCATGAGCGTCCACTCTTTCCTCTCGTCGTTCGGAGGTCACCTGCGCGAGGTAGATTTCTCCGGCCTCACGCGAGAACTCCCACGCTGGACCCTTGCCTGACATGAGGTGAGCCAGTGCGTCCTTGAGCATCGGGTTGGAGAAGACGAGAAGGTTGATGGTTCGCTATTGCCCTTGGCCCAGCATCGCGTCGGCCTTCGACCACATGAACGGTCTCCTCACGTTGTTGACCATGTAGCCGTTGACTGAGTCGTGTCCCTTGCTCGCCTTCCACTTGCCTCCTCGTTTCGCAATCTCAGTGTAAACCGTCTGGGTATCAAAGCCTGAGTCGATGATGACATCCCCCGGAGCGATGCCGTACTTGGTCACGATCTCGTCCATGGCCGACAAGCTGACTGCACTCCCAAAGTCGATGAGACGAGAGGTTCCCCCGGGGTGCCACTCTCGGACGACGAACCAGAGACCGTAGCTCTGCACGTCGATGGACAGGAAGACTCGGCCACCGCTGGTCTCCTTCAGTTTGTAGTCGCTCCCTCGCAGGTCATCCCCGAACTGCTCTGCTTTAAGGTCGCTGACCCACGGCTCACCCATGGTCTCAGCCTTCCATGTCTGCATTGGGATTTGGTTTCCGAACGTCATCTGCCGACGAGCAACCAAGAACTCCTCGACGATGTCACGCCATCGAACCCACGGTGGGATGAGAGACGACCAAGTGAATGACACCTTGTGCTTTGGGGCGATCAGGTTCCCCTTCTGCCACCGGCCAGCGTCAACGAGAGTTCGGCGCGTCACGGGGTCGTCGGTGTGGCCGTGACCGCACGTGGGACACTTGAGCCTGATGGTTTCAGCGAGTGGCTCGAACAACCACTTGCCCTCTGGTGTCTTGGTCCTCTCTGATTCTTCCCACTCAACGTGTTCCCAGAGTGGCGTGAAGAACACACCGCACGCTTGGCATGGCCACTCGAAACGACGCTGGTCTCCGTCGAGGAAGGATTGGTGAACCGCATCGTTCTCGAAGTGCGGAGTGGAGATCTGAACGATTTTGCTGTTCCACTGTGCTCGGACCCGCTTTTTGACCATCTCCAATGCTCCGGTCGGGTAGTTGCGGACCTCGTCGAGGATGAGCCAGCGAATCGGAACCGATTGAAGCTTCGACGGTGAGCCAGCCCCGCGAATCATCAGCGGCATCGAAGCGAAGTCGATGGTGCCCTTTCGCTTGCCTGACCTCTCCCTCGGCATCATTCGACGGATGCTTGGACACTCCATGAGTGTTGGGAGAAGACGAGTCTGCATGAAGTCTTCTGCCTCGTCTTGAGCAGCCAGCACCCACATTGCCGGTCCGGGGTCTTCGGCCATTGCCCAAGCAAGCATGACCATGACTGCTTGAGTCTTGCCCGACTGAGCAGCACACATCACTGAAACTTCACGAACTTCATTATCCGCAAAGACTTCCATAATCTCACGGGTCCATGGTGCAGTCGATGATTTGAACCGACCCGGAAAGGCCGAAGTCTTA